TGGATAGCTCAGTAAATTGTTTAAGCTAAATGACTGTCATAAACCGAAATTTTATTTATGTTTATGATACGATTACGATACTTTCCTTTTTCCTAGATACTTATAAAAAGGGGTTTAAAAGGGTGCGAAGCACCCTTTAGCGTAAACCTTATCCATAAATAAGACATGTGTACTCTTGAAGAGTTCGCATTAGAAACAATAAAGCATGATGCTGTCCTATTTGTTATAGGAGGGCATCAATCAGGACGAACTACACTGATTCGTCGGATTCTTACGCATCATTCGGCTATTACACATGGAGTATATTTACACGAATACAAAGATGATGTACTACGCATACTTTATGAAGAGCAAGATACTCTTCGCAAACTTCATCCGTACAATAACATACAACGACAAGCTTATTTGGTATTAGATAATTGTATGATTGACAATACCTGGACACAAAAACCTCTTGTTCGCAATGCTTTTTCATTCAATCGTTCTTTAGGATTGTTGGTCATTGTAGCAACTGACGTTACAAAAGCTCGCGCAATACCTCCTGTGTTAAAAGGTGAAATAGACTGGATATGTCTGTTTTATGAACCAGATATGGTAAAACGTCGTCAGCTGTATGATAGATTTATAGGGGATCTATGTATATTTGAACAGTTTTGTACATGGATGGATTTGTATACACTAAACTACGGATGCTTAATGATTGATATGGTACATGATATTATTACTTGGATGCGGATTGATATATGAATTTAGGGGGACTGAATCCGGTTCCCTTACATATATCACATCGGCAGGGAATCATGCGATATTCGTGTCCTTCACCCGCGCATTCTTTACAAGAAGACTTTGTAATTCCATTCCCGCAATGGTTGCATTCAGTATAAATTAGCGGATACATAAATCCATCACCTTTACACTCCTTACAAATTGTTTCAATATTCATATATTGTACATTGAAACAATCGTTTAGACTTAATTCATTTATTCGTCGACATCAATTATGTATGTCATAATGTTTCGTTTGTTTTCTAAAAATGTAGCAATAATGCGATGAGCACCATCCAATAAAGTATATTCACCTTTTTTCAATGCTATCCATATGGGTTCTGTATGACCTTGTTGGCGTATTATTTTTCTATGGTGTAAAACGGACTCTAAATCTTTTTGCCCTCTAGGACGGTCTTCGTCAGGATAAGGATCTTTTGAAAGACGGGCTGGATTAAAATTATTCAGATGTCTACATTTTGATAGTGGAAACTTAAATAAATTGCTCTTGAAAATATGATAATAAGAAGATGTTTTCAAGGACGAAAACAGTTTTATGGTTACTGATGTTTCTACAGAATCTTTTATGACTTGTAGAGCGTCCATTCTACTATGTGGCCATTAAAAGTGCCTTTTGGTCAAACTGATACTTTATTTTTTATTCTTTTGCGTTTTTCTACGCCACGCATCCAATCGTTGCTTCAATTTATCGGCATCGTACATTTTCTGACCCTGACATTTATTAATAATGCCTTCGCGTAAATAGGATACAAGACTTAGACGTTGCGACGTTTCGTCGGCGGGCTCCATCGGTGAATTCCCATGTAATTGATGTACGTCCATCGCAAGGAAATCACCCTGACGGCAATCGACGGCGACACCATATTGCGGAAATCCGGTATAGGCGCCCTTGTAAGGACTGCCGTGCTCAATAACGACTAGATTACCGAATCCAGTAGGCCAATCACCAGCATCTTTATGCGCCGCGGTACGGAAATTGAGATTTGTAGTAATAGTCGAAAAAGCAGTGCCGCTAATATGAAAGGGAGTGGATTTCGCAGCACGACGCTGATCCTTATATTCATTTGGACAGAGTTCAGCATACTGTTCATCAATATCCCGTACGAGCGGCACAACTTGTTTCCATTTCTCGGGATAATTAACGTTAAATGTACAAAGCCGGCAGGCGCCGGGCGCTTTAATACCGGAATTCTTAAATGTAGCCTTTTGGCTGATAGACCATTTGTCAAAATATCCTAGAATATTGGACATAACGGGATTCTTTTGACCAGTACCGAGGCCTTTCTCTGATCCACTTGCTGCTCCACGATCGGTTGTTGTTTTCTTCATAAATTCTTTCAAAGCATCATAGGCTTGGTCTATATGATCTTCATTTAATACACCCTTGCGAAACCGTAACAAAAGTTCTCCGTCTTCTGTATACACGTCTGCACTTTCCTTCAGTACGACGGGATACATTGATTCTTTGATAAAGGTGCCGGCTAAGACTCCAGTTTTCTCGTCTGTAAGAATTTTCTTGACCGTATATACCGGCACATTACGTGACTTATCAACTGATACTACGGGATCCATCCTGACTACTCTATAAGGGATGATTGTATAGTTTTAGAGTAAACTTTACAATCATACATTATCTAAGAATTCCGCCTTACCAAGATTTCACAAGTGATTCCATCTCTGTAAGCCTAGACGGTGTCGGATTTAAATTGTACGCTACGACTAAATTTTGTAATGATAACAAAAAATCATGCCATAAAATTGTTCCTAATACTATATTTGTAGGTACAACATTCCCTAGAAACGTTGCTTCCGTCATTTGTGCTAAATCCTTAACGTGAATGTTCATAAACGCGGTTGTCATTGTGCGAAATCGTATAGGTACTACAGAATACAGCGTTCGTTCTAAAATAGGTGTCGCTACAAAAGACATCGTATTTCCAGAAATACGCAACGCCATCTCTTTATACATGAGAAATTCTATCTGTAATTTCATTCTCGTGAAGCAAATGGATTACATCTAATTTCGATGTGCGTCCAAGGCGCATGGCGCGTCCTATAATTTGTTCTTCCAACTCAGCAGACATACGGTGAAAGAGCACAACATGGGTGGCTGCTTCAATATTTAATCCAGACCCCATATTGCGTGCATTTAGAAACAAGACCTGATATTTTCCTTCACGAAATTCTTTAATAATTTTTGTTATGCGAGCTTGCGATCCATTTACATTAGTAAATTTGATGTTATTTTCCGTCATTTTCGTCTCTAAGCCTGAAAAACTTGCATCGTATCCGCTAAACATAAGAACTTTCGCAGTAGGATTTTCGTTTAAAAATTTAATAAACGTATCTTTCTTATTTAATTCCTTGGGACGTTCTACAACTGTATTGGTCGCGCTGGAATTTCCTACAACTTTTAATTCCTTCAAATCGTTAATCCGGACACGACATAAGGGACACGTCGATACGCGTTTAAGAGATTCGCATAAACATGCCAAACAAAATAGTTGACTACAACACGGAGTCACGCATGGATTGGTTACATCACAATAACATATAGGACAAGTTTGTTGAGCAGAACGTGATATACGTTCTTTTATGGCACTTATTCGGCTTTCTATAGACGCAATCTTCGATTCGCATGCTTCAATAGCCTTTGTTTTTAACTGCTCCGTGGAATATTCAATGGTTTTCTTAAATTCATAAATTTTTTTGGCTTGTTCTAAATCCTTTTCTAATGAGTCTGTAACGGCCGCCGTTACTTCGGATTCGGAATGAGCGCTCATACCAATGATTTCTAAAGCACCATGTACATCGCCTGCGTGTAGACGCTCCATCATTTCAGGTGATATAAAACTGTCCAATACGCGAATATTGGCGGGTGTGGCGCATATGATCTCTTTATGAATTACATGAGGACTTGCGAAACTCTGTCGTATATATTCTTCAGATGAATGGACTATTAGACGCGACGATTGACTAGCCGCAGCATTAATTGCCATTGTGCTATTGTTTGCGGGTATACCGCACATACGCCGTACAATATTCATATGCTTACATCCAGGAATACTAAGATAATATCCATTTTGTAATTTGGATACGCGTTCAACAACGGTTTCGGATGTTTCGGGTGGTGGTATATAGGCACTTTCAATATTAAAATAGGATCCGCTGGAAAATACTAGATTAAGCCAACTTGCGGATATAAACCAATAAAACAGCCCATGAATTTCGTCGTGGTCGGTTGTAATATTGATTGAATCGGCTTCGTCTATAAAAACACGCTTCCATAAATAGGTTCGCATAGGATGGTGTAAGCGCAAAGCCACCCACATAGTTGACGATACGAACATTGCATCATATGTTTCAATTGATTTTAATAAATCTTCGTTCTCGGCGTCTTTACGTTTCTTAACAAAACATGCCTTCAAACTTGTATCTCGTTCTACATATTCCTCCCATTGATTAATAAGTGCATGCGGTATTATAAAAAGCGTCGTGGATACAGGTATAAGGGGAGTGCCGTTACCCGTTTTATGTTGTAATCGGTTTCGCAAAATACCTACATCACGTCCATCTCCTTGGAATTGCCCGCCGCGCACAATGTATTCACTATACATATTATCGGGCGCGGGCATTTTCACAAGTGCAAGCGCAGTTAATGATTTACCAGACCCTACACGATCCCCCAAAATGCCATAGGAACTAAACATACGTCCACCGATTGCATCGCCGGCTATATCATTTACAACAATACCATTCTTCTTCGCCTTTTCAATTTGTAGTGCTCGCGCTAATGCAGTCTGCTGATGTATCAATAGGGGTGTTTTAATCCACACGGGTGTAGCGACTTTTGGTGCGCTTTCATCCAGTTCCTGACTATACAATGCCTCAAAAAAAGACCATAACTTACGTCTCGATGTGAGAGACATTAGTTTCTGTTCCTCTCAAGTGTTAGCGGTTTTAGATGCTTTCACCTATTTTACGCGCATTATCAATGTTTCATTGGGTAGAAAAAATGAATATCAATACATGCGTGTTGTGGTTTGTAGATTATTATGACATATCGTGCTCCTTATCTTTTCGCAATCTTTATACTTTTAGAACTTGCGGTTGTTGCGGTCGGCCTAGCAGCCCATAATATTCTTACAGTTGGAATCGGTTCTGGTCTGGTTGCGCTTGGTATGTCTGCGTATATAGTTATATCAAAACGTGCGGAAATACCTGAAGAGAAAAAGCCACTGATTGTTGATTTCGTTTATTAAGGGGCGAAGCCCCTTGGGGTTTAAAAGGGGCGAAGCCCCCTTATTTAAGCATTGTCGTCCCTATACTATTTAACAAATGTCCGTCTGGCCGGCAAATTTACCAGTCTCTACAACCCATCCGCCGGTTTCGATTGTTACACCCACGTATAATCGTGCTAAATTTATACCGTTTTTAGCTGATGGCATTCTTCATCAAACCTATCCGCTAGAACGCATTGAATGGCTTGTGTATGATGACAGTACAACCTCTGTAGAAGCACTTCTTGAACCCTATAAAACAAAACTCAACATACGTTATTTTCGCTCGCCAACAAAACTCAATATTGGTGTAAAACGCAATAAACTCAACGACGAAGCTCGCGGAGCCATTATTGTATGTATGGACGACGACGATTATTATATGCCAGACCGCGTAGCGCATGCGGTTCAAACACTTCTAACAAAAAAAGTATCTCTCTGTGGAGCTTCGCGCAATCATTTGTTTTTTGTGGACGATAAGTCTGTATGGGAAATTGGTCCATATGGACCCAATCACGCGACTTTCGGAACAATGGCATATACAAAACAATATACCAAAGACCATCGCTGCGACGAACACGTTGTCTATGCTGAAGAGGTTCAATTTACTAATACATATAGTGTTCCGCTCGCCCAACTGGATCCGATGAAGGTTATGCTAGTCATGTGTCATTCCGACAATACATACAACAAACATAAACTGCGTACAGCGGAGAATCCGCATATACACAAAACGAGTCTAAAACTTAAAACATTTATACGAACTGTGAAATTGCGCGACTTTTACTCAAATGCTTAGATAGGAATGGCTTCACTCTTTAGTGCGCCCGGTCAACTTATCAATTCTGTGCGTGGTATGGACTTGCGAACAATGGCGACCACATTTTCATACCAATCCGTAATTATATATATTGTTGTCTTTGCAATTATTGGATTTATTGTATTTATGCTTCTTGGAAAAGAATTTGATTTGCGAATTATTGATTTGCGTCCCATGCGAATGAAGGTATTGGATGACGCACAGGTATTTTGGCAGAAAATGCCTTTATCCAAAAAATTTGTAGTCCCTGAAGATACTATGGAAAATTTTCGTGAAACAAAATACACGTGTCTCATGGATATTGTTCTAAAAAACACACGTCCACGATCCGGTGGTAATGTTTACCGCCATCTGTACCATCGTGGCTCGGAAGATTTAGCATCTTCAACATTACCTGCTTATGGACTACCAAAACGTATGAATCCCGGTGTATTCTTGGATCCTAACGTCAACGATATTCTTGTATACGTTGACACAGTGAAAAACGGAACCACATTCCGTGAATCGCTACGGATATCTGATATTCCACTTGATATACCCTTTCGTCTGGCAGTTATGGTGTCGCGGCGTATATTGGAAGTGTACATTAACTGTAAACTAGAAACGACCAAACTTTTGGACGGAGATCCAAAAGAAGTTGAAAATGCGTGGTACGGATTATCTGGCGGGTCGCCCGCGGAAGCTCAACTACAAAATCTAACTATATGGAGACGACCGCTTATTATTGACGAAATAACACACATGTGTCCGCCCAAACTGCTCGTATTCAATATGGCTGAACAAGTGTGCGAAAGCGATAAACCGACTATGGATATCGATGGTATGAAAACGAAACTTGTCGATAAATTTAAATCGGCGAAAGATCAACTTAAAGGGTTTCTTTAGACCGCCGCTCATTATAAATGAGCGGCTGGGCACGCCAATATTACAATAATTTCAAACAATTATTATGATATTGAATATATAGACTCTTTGTAAGATAGATGTCATCGCTGTTTCAACAAAAAGGTACAACGACTGCTCCAGTTGCGTCTACAACATCAGCCACTGTTGCTAATCCCCGAGGATTCTTTATTGGTTCGCTTATCTTTATATTATTAATATGCGCAGTTTTGCTTTGGTATTACTGGCCACGAACCAATGATTCTACAGTACTAGGACCCTTTGTATTGACGACAAAAGCCAGTAAGGCGAGTACAGTAGCTGTCTTTACGCAATCGCAAATAACAAAATCACTTGGAAATAACTTTTCGTTAGGATTCTTTGTATATATGGATAAGATTAACGAATCTCGCATTCCCTTTGCCGGTTCAAAGGGAGATTATCGTTTTAAACCATTTGTGAATATACTGGGCGTGGGATCTATATTCATAGATCCCGTACACCAAGAAGCACGGTTCAGCGTAAATACTGCGTCTCCCGAATTTGGTAAAAAGGCGGATCTTACCATTGAATCGTTTGTAATTGCCCGGTGGAATCAGGTTGTTATTACAGTCGAAGGTCGCACCGTTGATTTATATATGAATGGTATATTACGTACATCAGCATTGTTAGAAAATGTACCGACATGGACGCCGGTAGGGGTCTTGTTAGAAACGTCTCCGGATTTTTCAGGCCAAGCAGGTATGTTTCAAGCATGGCCTCATCGTCTTACAGAGTCAGCCGTTATGAAAAACTACAAGCGACAGACGGATACACGAGGAAAGCCCGCTATCCCGGACATAGGACCCAATTTTAGCGATGTATGGAGCCACTTGAAAAACAATTTGTGTAAATTTGGATTCTGTTTTGATAAAAAACCAATAAAGACCTCAGAGTCCTCAGAATACGTGGATTACGAATATGCATGAAGAATTTGGATAACTACTGTAGAAGAGTAATGGAGACTGTTCGCACATTTGCCAACAACAACCGCGGATTAATCATCAATGCCGTATACATTATAGCGTTTCTAGTTATTTTGTATCTTATTTACTATTACCTCACAGCTGGTGATGAACTACAGATTGATATCCTAATGGATGTTATGCCGGCGAACAAGCCATCGCCGCGTGTTGGTAAGGATGGCCTGCCTCCTCTTAACAACATCAATCCCAATGTACGTATTCTGGCCGGCGGCGAATATACGTTAAGCTTCTGGATGTACATTAACGGCTGGGATTACCGTTCCGGTCTTCCTAAGAGCGTTCTCCAAGTAACTGATTCCGAGATTCCCACTGCATTCTTGCTCAACACCATTCTGTACCCGAATGAAGCGAAACTAATGGTGCGCGTACACACGGAAAACCCACGTGGACAGGACATTACAGATGTAGCCACTAGCAACACAGTTATTTCTGGCGGATCTGGATTTTTGAAAGGAGGTACAACTAACTCTCCGGTATGCGATATTCAAGAGATTGATCTCCAGCGCTGGATCAACATTCTTGTCGCTGTGAATGGACGCATTATCGACGTATATTACGATGGTAAACTCAGCCGCTCGTGCGTTCTTCCGGACTTTCCAGTGGCAGGTTCGCCGTCGTCGACACAGATTGTTAAATTTGGCGATAATGGTGGCTTTTCCGGACAAATGAGCGGCATTCAGTTCTTTGCCTACGCCCTCACCCCGGATCGCATCTACGCCATATACCAACGCGGCCCCTCTGGTGGTAATAACATTGTTAAGAATCTGTTTGCTCGCTTAGGAATTAGAGTAGGATACACAGGCAGTAGCCCTGTTGGTCAATTCTTGTAAACATTTTCACGAACTATTTCTTCTGTTTATAAAAGTAATTATAAATAGAGGAAATGGACTATGTACAAGGTTCTATGAGTTTTCTGAATGGACCCGGATTACTACCCCAATTGGTCATAGTCGTATTAATTTTGCTCGGATTTTATGTTTTATTCACGTCTGCAGAGAAGGTGAAGGAAGCATATGATAAGTTTGTGAAACAGTCTACAGTCCTATTTAGAGACACTATTACAACCGGTCAGGTTATACCGCAATTTCCGCGGTCTGGATTTCCGCTACTTTACCAGAGTGAGAACGAAGTACATGGTTTAGAATACTCCTACTCTATGTGGATATTTATTCATCCCGATACGTATGATAACGCTGATAAACTGGATGAGTGCGGTATTAAGACGTCGAATGCAAAGATGGCGCGCTTGAAGCATATTTTCCATAAGGGTAATAAGGACGGATTTCCCCTACTGTCGCCAGGTATCTTCACGCATAGCGACAAAAACACGCTGCGTGTATACACCAACTCTGTAAACAAATGGGATAACTATTGCGAGGTTCCTAATATTCCGGTTGGTAAGTGGTTTCATCTTGTTGTTCTTCAGAAGGGTAGATTCATGGATGTATACGTTAACGGCAATGTTGCTGTACGCCACAAGTTTGACACCGTACCGAAGATTAACTATGGTGGCCTATATGTTATGCAGAACATCCGTACACCAAAGGATCGCAAAAATCCAATTGTCTCCTCGGATGGCAATTTCGTTATTGACGGTCCAATGAAAGGTATGATGTCGCGTCTCAAATATTATGCCTACGCGCTCAACTACTCGCACGTCGACTCGCTCTACCGCGAGAAACCCAGCAAGAAGTTTGTTATGGCCGCGGCGATTGAAGTCGCTAAAGGACAAGCGCCACCGTACTTCTACGACAACTGGTGGGTTACCAATCCGTTGTAAAACGGGTTGTATAAGGTTTTTATATCGTAAACAGAAAATTGTTTTATGTTTATGATATGGTTGTTGTTTGCTTATAAAAACAATACGTATTAGGTCAAAGATGACGCTAATTTCCCAATTAATTCTAAAAGACTAGAGCGTTGCGTATCGGATAATCGTATTTGCTCTTTCTCATCACACTCACATATAAAATACATTGTCTGAAATCCAAGAGATGTTGCGTTTGCGCTAAAACATGGATTCAAACTTCGTGAAAAAGGCGTTATTTCTATAAATATAGGATTTATAGCACACCATATCATATTCTTCATAAGTGAACTATGTGCGCCAAGAATAAGCGAGGCGTGTGTAAAATAATACATGATTATATTAAGCGGTTCAGAACCATTCAATACAACAAAATTGTAGGTATCCTGTAATTCGCTTATAAGTGAGTCCTCGTTCATAATATTACGACTGTTGCTACCACGTGTTAAATACAATTTATAAGAAAATGGTAATGTATACGCAATCTCTGGATTTATACAACAATTCAATGAATAGGCAATATATCTATCAAATACACCCCGTGTAGCACCTTCTACAATACTTATATGTATTTCGTGGAAATGATATAACTTATGACGGTTGTATATATGTGCAGAAGGATAACCATACTCTAATTTGGAAAAATAATAATCTATTTCTGATACTCGGTGTTTAGGAACATGAAACAAGGGTAGACCTTTTGTGCTTGGATCGGCATATTGTAGACGTTTCACAACATCCCAAAATTCACCAAAATTGTAAAAATCATATATATAATCCAAAAACATTATAGGTGTTTCAATATCCTCTACATCATCGTCCTTGATATCTTCATGTTTTTTTGGAAATAATTTATATTCAAAATCGGCGTCAAACTCGGCTATCTTTAGTGGTGTTCGTTCCTTATCATACCATACCTTGTTTTTATAAAATACATCACGTAAAACAATTGTTCTACATTTTAAAGAAGGCATTAACTGTCGTACATACGGAAACAAATACATAGATGCAAATAAACGGAAATTGAATTTGTTTGGTATATGCGTCGATATGTATGTATCTAACGAATTTAATAGTATTTCATAAATATCCGTATTTCTTACATCTATAGTTAGATCATTCAATCGTTTTGTAGCCTCGTAATGACGAGATAAATTTTTTTTATATACTTTTTCAATCTGTCCCTCTATATATTTTGCCCGTTCTGCGTTCTTAGGTTGTATCTCAAACTGTGAGTATGGTTTATGTACTCTATTATACAATTCGAGTAGTTCAGACACTGGGGTTTTTAAATATAATGAATCGTGTCGTAATATATGTATTAAGAAAAATGGTTCGTAGTTATCCGTACATTTATGCATGTGTATATTATTATCTGTAATTTCATCGTTTTCGCGCGCTTTATCCGAACTATAATACAATATATGGAGAGTTTCTAGGGGTGATTTATTTTTGATATAGATTCTTATATGATAATTTAAATAGCCAATATCATTAGGACTAATGAATACGATTTTCGTATTCATATAATCCCATAAAATATAAAAATGATCATTCATCTTAGTTATAGATGCGATTATTTTGCAAACTTGAGACCGCCCATACCGTTAGAAATCTCTACAAAGTTTAACGTTTCAACAAATACGTCCAATTCATACGTATACAACGCGCCAACCGGTATTGGCTCTACATCGACATCCATTTCCAAACGGTCTATACGACTTGTATTCAAAGTTCCGGTAGGCTGCTCTATACCAGACCCGTTGATAGCGAAACTGTAGACATGAATCGGCCACATTTCCGCCTGGGTTGCTAAGCCATAGTCATTCATCGGCATTCCGTTACCATTGAGATACCGAAACGGAACATATTGTGTAAAGTAATCCGTATCTTCGGAATCAAATAATTTATTACCGTTCGCCGTTAAAAAGACATTGCGAAGTATACGGCGTTGCGTACCGGCGATATTCAATCCAGAACGTCCAATGGGTATAGGCGTACAACTGGGCGATAACACATATGTCTGTGGATAAACAGTATTGCTAAATAGCGCGTTATTCGGTACAACGTAGGGTCGTTTTGCCCCCGCTGTAAACATCCAGTTTGTTAAATTGGTAGGTTGGTTTCGGTACGGTAGCGAATCCGAGCGCCGACCAAAATAAGCAATTCGTGTCGCAATATTATGAACATCTAGCCGGTATGTATTGCGAGTACTGATACCCGAAAATATAAATGGTTGTACCTGGCGCACATTATAGCGTAGTGTTTTCTTTGTAAATACAGCACGCTCTTGGTCTTGTAAGAACGTATAGGTTCCCTCCAATGTAGCATCCAGTGGCCATCCATCAGCATTCGGAATCGGTGTTTCTATGTCGGTTAAGAAATAACGCATATTTTCTTTTACGTCGGGATCAGCAATATAATTATTGTTGAGTGTAGGTGGTAGTGTTCCGTAATAATTCGGCTTCCATACACCTGTATACTGGTCGGTCGGTAAATATGGTCCTACGCGTGTACCGGGTCGAACGCGATTGCCGGTCGGATCCAATACCGTATACAAATCACGTATAGGTCGTATTTGTATTGTAATTTCGCAATCATGGTATTCAAGAGCGACAAGTGGTAAGGAATTCGCAATCGTATCGCTAAACCAGAGTCCGAGTGGAATACGTATAGTGCGTCCTGGAATGCTCGGGGCATTGTTTTGTATTGGTATCGGTACTTCGGGTGATGGTTGCCATGCTACAACATTCGGATAGCCGCTGCCGCTGTTTGCGGCTGGATCCGCGTATATGCCTTGCGTGGGCTCAAACATTTCGGGTACATCGCCCACCATTGCACGCCATTTCTGATATTGCGTATTGTCATAATCCATCATGGCGCGTGCGGAAATCCAATCACTCGTAAACTCTTGAATAATCTGTCCGCCAATCGTAAACGTAACGTTTTGAATAAGACGTACACCACATTGGCGTACCCACGCAAATTCGTACGCGCGGTCAAGATTGTATACAGTCGTTGAGTTGCCGTCAATCGTACATGTTGTAGGTGTTAAGTAGGCCTTACTAAATATATCGGGAAGTGTGAACCGGAGTACAAGATCGCTTAACAAATCACCCTGACGCGGGATTTTAGCTTTCAACAATATTGGTGCGTCCATAAACATTTGGTTGGGGCCGTCCATTGGAATTTGAATGGGTTCTTGCGAAAAATGGGTATATCGTTGAAATGACTTGTAAAACCATGTAATTTGCGGATTTCCGTTTACAACAACATTCTCGTTGCCATAACACACTAATGCTAACAAGCCGCCCGGCATATCTATTGGGGGAAGTGTATTACTATTTTAAACTAAGGGTTAACTTTCATTTTACTAGGGATGGATAGCTATGTAAATTGTTTAAACTAAATGACTATCATAAACCGAAATTTCATTTATGTTTATGATACGATTACGATGCTTTCCTTTTCCTAGATACTTATAAAAAGTGGTTTTAAAGGGGAGCTATCCCCCTTTACATTGCAGAAACCCTTTTTGGAAAAATTGAAACGCCAAAGGCCGATACAGAATCTGGTGGGTACACCAGAGCAAGTATATCCATCCTAAACTTTCTTTCCTCATCTTTCCTTTCAATATGCTTTCCGAGATTCCCGCACCGCTTTCCACTGATATCGCGTACATGGCTTCCGTTTCCTTTTGGGGAACGAAGCGGCTTGAGGTATACCGGAATCATCATACGGGAATCGTCGCATTCAAGGAGTTGAAGAACACCCGGCGCGAGATTGTTCATGTCAAGGACGATGAGACGCAGGCTTACGTCCGTTCTCGTGCCCATCTCATCGTGGAGAACCACTTCAACATGTACACGCTTGAGCATCCGAATTTGCCGGTATGGCGCGAGTGCGATGACAGTATGAAGGTCGTTGACTCACTCACGCACTTTGTATCGTCGGCAGTTGCGGAGCCGCACCATCTCATATTCAACAACATCGAGCACGTACACAATAGCACCGGCGAGCGACGACCGGCGTCGGAGATGTACACTATAAAGTTGTACGAACTGACCTGGCAAGATATATCGCGTGGGCGTCAGAGTACCTTGTGTCTGAACGTTCGCAACTTTAGCTGGCTGGAGAATGTACACCACCAGCGGGCGACGCACATCATCTACAGCCGGTGTGCGGTGGGCGAGGAACCCGACAACACCGCAATTCGCAAGATGGCTCTTCAGTTCCATATTGACGCAGCCAAGCTGGAATTGGAGGAGATGCGAGAGGAACTCATACGGCGGGAAGCAATCGTTCAGTATATGCAGAACGAACTGGCCTCAAATACGGCGTAGTTAGCGAGTTAACGAATAAATCAGTTAAATCAGTCTTTTTCAGTTAATGAAACTTAATCGTTACGCACTAAAAATGAAGTTTACAAGAGATTTAACAACATTACGGCATACATACAAAATTTACTTCCACATATCTTTATAGAAGTGTATACTATGAGCAACGATGTATTGTTAACGGCTATTAATCCATCGGCTACATCTATACTTCCGACATGGAGTTTAGGTTCTGTATTGTCCGTTGTTGCGATTCTTGTCGGTATAACCATTGTATGCTTTGGTGTTGCTACATTTTTCCAGTATTATAAGTGGCATACAAGTCCGTGGTTTTCGGATCGTTATTACGCAAGTTCCCATATTTGGGATTGGTTGGATGCGCTAACTGTTAAACCGCAGTTAACTGCGCCGGGCGGTATACAGCAAGTCGACGTACCGTTGGAAAAGCCTATGGCGGCTGCGACGGAATCCAAATCGGAACGCCATCCAGAAGATACACGCGAATCGTGGTGTTTTGTTGGTGAAGATTTGACTGGGCGTTACTGTGTAAAAGTTCCTTCGGCAGATTCATGTGATTCCAATCGGGTCTTTGAATCGCGCTCGGATTGCGAACTTCAGAAAGCAAATCACTTGCCGGCGGGTGTTGTCAATGAAAACGGAACATTAGCGCCGCTTAATTAGGGACGGCAACTTGAGTAGGGAAGGATAGCTCAATAAATTGTTTTAGCAACAAATGTATCGTAAACCGAAAATTATTTTAAGTTTATGACTACATCAGAATTCATGGTTGCTAATAAAATGGGGGTTCAAAAGGGGGAGCTATCCCCTTTTGCCTTGAGGTCGTATACTGAAAAATCTATGACTTCTACTATTAGAGTATGAGCCTCATAACACAGGCCTGGAACAAAATGGGCTTGTACGTCCATAAATTAACATATGATCCCGAAGCCGAGAAATTTGCCAAAGAACAGGCTCTTAGAGAAAAGGAAGAAGAATTACGAAAAAAAAAGGAACTTGATGATAAAAAAATTTCAGAATCCGCAGCCAAATTATCGACGGAGGAAAAGGCAAAAGCGGACAACGCTCGTGCTCTTCTCCAGAAACAGCAAGCCGAACAAGCCGAACGCGATAAATTCGATTTCGGACGTTTAATTGGACGTATATTTGGTACTACATTTAATGTTATTAGTACCTTTGTATTGTTTGCGGCTGCTGTATGGGGCGCGTCTCTTGCGACCAATCTAAATATATATCGTGATTTTCCCTATCGTTTATTATATACGATTTATGGATTTTTATTTTTTATTGTTGTAATACCGTATACCATGTTGTATCGTTGGTTTTGGCTGGGTAAGAAACCCCGATATTACGCACTGATTCCTCTTATTCCATATCATTTAGATCATCCGTTTATGGCATTCATGTTTGGTTGGCTAAGTTTCAAGCCTGATGACCAAATGTCGGCACTTAAAGAATGGGAAAAAGAACAGAAAGAATAAGGTAATATGACGTGTACAACAGTGGCAATATTATCAAACAATCGTATTGGATTGTTTGATATGTATTCAGTCAGCGAAGACGTTGTCTGTTTTCGTGG